TGGGAGATTTTTAACAATTATGTTTTCTAATTTCATTTCTGTCTCAAATCGTTCATTTGTCTCTGGATCTTTAACTACTATTTCCACTACTTCTCCCATAGACTTCATTCTTAATTGAATGAAGAGATACTCTGCATCAAAATAAGGCATTTCATCTATATTTAATTTTTCAGAAAAACATGTATTAAATATACTTTTCATTGCTCCCATTATTTGTTCATCGTTTTTAGATTCTAATGCTATTAAAAGAATCTTTTCTTCCTTTACAACAAATGGTCTAAAAGAAATGTTTTTACCCGTTGATGGTATTTTTGTTGCATATGTTGGAAGAGATACTAAATTTTTCAAATCAATCATTATTTACTCCTTAATATAATTATGGTAATCCACCTTGTTGCCTTGCTTGTTCTCTAAGTTCTTCAATTTCCGATTGTGTTGGTTTTGGTATTCCACCTTCAGCTTCTGCTATATCTCTTAAGAGCGGCAGTTCTAATCTAGGATCCAAATCCGATCTACTGATAAGTCTTGTTTCTGCAATATCCAATGTTAAAACTATCGTAACTGGATTTCCATCTTTGAAGTGTGCATAAAACCCTTGTTGGGTATAATCTATTTGAACACCCTTAATAAAACATTTGTGTACACTTCTAGGTAAAACCTTTGATTCTTGTTCGTTTATTCTAAAATAAAAATCTACAGTTCCGGGAAAGGTATATAATATTCCACCAACATCTTGAGTTGGATAAGAATGTTGTTTTAATTCTTCTATTATTTTTATAAAATTATCTGCATCTTCTTTGCTTGTTGGACTATATTCTATATTCCATTGCCAATTTCTTGGTGTTGGTGAACGATATAATGTTTCAACTGCCGGATTAAAAGTTTTTCTTAACCCCAATTGAAGATTATTTGCAATATAATCACCCAAACCAGGAACAGAATATTTTCTAGTTCCACCACCAGTGCCAGCAGAACCAGTTATTGCATTTAATGCAGTTGATACTATTCCTGCAATTGGAACTATTGGATTGTTTGAAAAAGCATCTATATTGTGATTGTGAAGATCGAATATTTGTTTTGGTAGGGGTAAAAATATAGTTTTCTTTTTATTTGTTCCAGATCCTTCATTATAAAAAGAATTGTTTAACTCTTCAATTTGACCACTAGTAAAATCTTTTTCGTTTAATGATTTATTTACATTATCCTTTAACCCACCAATAAAATTTTTTGAATCTTCTGGAGTTAGAGAATCCACAATTCCACCAACCGAGGAACTTACCTCCGAAACACCTTCTCCAATTACTTGATTTGTTCTCAATGGTGAATTTGATAAATTTGGATTTTCATTACTTGATGGTGAATATAAAACTAAAACCATGCAATCTCTTAGTTTTACCGCTTCGTTTGTGAATGATAATTGTTCTGTAGTTCTATCAATTTCCGGAAGTTCTTGTTTTTGAGCTTTCGCTAAATTTTCTATAGCCGAATTTACCTGAATTGTAGATGGTTGTATAGATTGGCTCAAATCTACAGCATCGGTCAATTCTGTTAAATTTGGTATTGTACTGGCAGTTTGATCTGTTACTAAATTGGAATAATTAGCGATGTTTTGTTCTTTTATTTCTGTCATTTTTGTTGATAAATAGAATAGTACTCCGTTCTTTTTATTTATATGCCATATAAAGGAAAATATAAACCAGAAAACCCAGAAAAATATGTTGGTAATTCCAACAATATCATATATCGTTCTCTTTTAGAAAGAAGATTTATGGTATTTTGTGACAAAACGGATAGTGTTTTAAAGTGGTCTTCCGAAGAATTATCTATTCCTTATATTTCACCAATAGATAATAGGGTTCATAGATATTTTGTTGATTTTCTCATAGAAGTTCTGGAAAAAACAGGAAACACAAAAATCTACTTAATAGAAGTAAAACCATCAAGACAGTGTGTAAAGCCAAAAGACTCTGAAAATAAGAAACAAAGAACATTTTTGAAAGAAAGTAAAACTTGGTTAATAAATAATTCAAAATGGGATGCAGCCTCGGAATTTGCTAAAAAACAGAACTGGGAATTTAAAATAATAACCGAAAAAATACTAGGAATCAATTAATGAGTTTAGGACAACCATACGGACCTCTAGGCGCAATAAATGCAATAAAGACATTTCAAGGATTAACAGATAGAGTATCTGCAGGATCAATAAAAGAAAATGATCCAATTGCTTCATTTAATCCAATAACTGGAGCACCACAAACAGAATTTGCTAATTTTTTGGTTGATGCTGGAATTTATTATAGAACTAATAAGTTTTTTGTCACTTTGTTTCCTCCGTTTATAAACAACAATACTCTTTCATCTTTAAATGATAGAAACGGATTTAGATTTGTCTGTGAATCTGCAGGTTTACCAAATCAATCGCTTTTCACAACAGATTTCAAATTGAACAATTTACCAATTCTCCGTTTACCTTATCAACTTGATTATGGTAATGACTTAACTTTAACATTTAGAATGAGTAATGGTTTTAAAGAGAGAAAATTCTTTTTAAATTGGCAAGAATACATTTATGATGTAAACAATGGGTTTGAATATTATAACAATTATACAAATGGATCCTTGATAGTACTAAGTCAAATTGATGTTTCTTATCAAAAGATATATAACACTCAGTTCATAGGTGCATATCCAACAAATGTCGGAGCAATAGATTATTCTTGGTCAAATGATAATGATTTTGTTCGACAACAAGTTACATTTTCCTATTATAGAATGTTGTCTGAAGGCGTTGTATACAATAAACCAAAAACACCATCTTCAGAAGTATTGGATCCTCCACCCCTAATAACAGCACCGAGTCCAAATGATATTCCATATTATTTGGAGCAACCAGCAGCAGAACCACCTAATTTTGTAGAAAGATAAAATGTTTTTTATAAAGCATCCGTATATAACTCAAAAAGATAAAAATGGAAACCCAGTTCAAGTAACTGATATTTTTTCCACTTTAGATCCCAGTACATTTAATATTTACAAAAACAGTCAATATTCTATTCAATATTATATTAGAGAAGGTGATACTCCAGAATCAATTTCTCTAAAAATGTATAAAAAACAATCCTATTCATGGATAATAATGATAATTAACGGAATGAAAAATTTATATGGTGATTGGCCACTTTCTTCCATAGCATTTGATTCTTATATCAAAACAAAATATGGTGGGTTATCATCTCTATTTTTAAAATTAAATTCAATCAATAATTATGATATTCAAAAAGGTCAAACAATTATAAGAACTGGTAACAGCAACACAAAAGCTGAAGTAATGAATTGGAATCCATCTTTAAGTAAATTAACAATAAAACAAATATCTGGTTCATTTTCTATAAATCAGAATATCTCGTTTGAAGGTAGCACTTCAATTCTTGGAAACATTGGTAGAGTAAATCAATACGAACAAGAATCTTTGCACCATTTTGAACAAAATGGATTATATTTGGATCCTTTACTTGGTTATTTACAGGGATATATAAATGGTGTAAGTAACAATGTTGTTACAAATTATGAGTATGAAACAAAATTAAATGATAAAAAGCGTTTAATATTTTTACCTCTTCCAGAAGTAGCATTGAGAATTGAGAAAGAATATAGCAATTTAATGGTATAAAATGATAAATTTAGAAAGTCTTGGAAGTATAGTAATTAAATCTGAAGATGTATCCGTCGATATTACGGAGGTTACTACTTCTATAAACATATATCAGAGTTTATATGACCCATTTGTTACTGGAGAAATTACTATAGTTGATGTTCCATCAAATAGAGTAGTAAAAAATTTTAGAGGGGGAATTGTTGGAAAAGGTGAAGAATTGCTTTTTTCATTTTCAACAAAGACTGCTCCAGTTTCTAGAGAAAATGAATTAAACGCTGAAAAATTTTTCATTTATAAAGTTTCAATGTTACCACTAGAAGGTGGCAGCGAGCAAGCATTATTTAAACAAGCTACTACTTTTCACTTTTGCTCTAAAGAAATGTTTATAAATGAATTCAAAAAAGTCAGAAAATCATATAATGATAAAATAAGTTCTATTGTGTCTAACATTGCAAAAGAATATCTGTCAATAGATGTTTCTATAGATGAAGAAACAGAAGATAAACAAAGAGTGATTATACCAAATCTATCACCCATGAAAGCCATAATGTGGCTCACAAGTAGAGCATATTCTGGAACATCTGGTTCTGGACAACCAACTGCCGAGCCAACTGCAACAAATAAAACTGAAAATAAAGAGAAAAAGCAAAACCATAACTTTGTTTTTTATGAAGATATTGATAGAGTTTACCATTTTACAAGTATTGGTTCTTTAATGTCAAAAGATCCAGTAATAGGTACAAAAGAAGAAAACGGAATAACAATGAGAATGATGCCGGACAACAATGTTGTGTCTGGTACAATAAATCAAAAAACATCATTCGAAGGACTACAGCACATAGCAAAAGAGTTCTCACCTCTTAATAATATAAAAGAAGGCATGTATGCTTCTACTTGTATAACTTTTGACATTACTAGGAAAAAGTATTCAAAATATACTATGATCTATAATGATTTGTTCAAAAAACAAAATCACCTTTATGATAGACAATTAGTAGATCCAAATTTTTCACCAGAAACTTCATTGATTAATCAAGTTTATGAAAATCCAGAAACAGTAATAAAATATTATCCCAAAGCAACTAAATTATACTCAAGAGGAGAAAAACCAGGCAATCCTGATAATCCTGCAAATGGTGTTGATAAATGGTTGCTTCAAAGAATTGCATCTATGGTTGCTATGGATCAGTTTGGTATTGATATAGAAATAAAAGGAAATGTCGGTATTAGTTTGGGTGATGTTGTTTTCTTTGCAAGACCACAAGTAGATTCCGTTGGTAGCAAAGAATCAAGAGATCCGTTTTTTACTGGAAAATTTTTAATAACAAAAATTAAACACACTTTAGAGAACAGAGGAGACACTTTAGGATTTAATTTGAGAACAGTATTGTCATTAAGAAGAGACTCTGAATATTCTGATAATGCAGATCATGCAGCAGATAAATTAACAGATCTTTTACAGGGAGAAACAACAATAGATCAATTGGGCGGAATAGAAGGAGTAAATCAACTTTGTACAGAAGCACAGTGTTTTCCAGATTTGGTTGGTGGAGTTCAAGATTTAATAAGTAGTCAAATTAGAGGACTTGGTTTATGAACGGGTTTTTAGGAAAAGATGGTTTTGCTTGGTTCTTCGGTGTGGTTGAAGATAGGAAAGATCCTCTTAGACTCGGAAGAGTTAGGGTTCGTGTTTTAGGTTATCATGATGAAGATAAAAATATAATTCCAACAAAAGATTTACCTTGGGCTACTCCAATTCAAAGTGTTACTTCTGCTGGTCTTGGTGGATTGGGAGCCACACCCGTTGGATTGGTTGAGGGATCTTGGGTTCTTGGATTCTTTACAGATCCTGGTTCATATCAAATTCCAATGGTTCTCGGTTCTATAAGTGGTTTAAATGCAAAAAGTTTAGACATTTTAAGTTTATTAGGAATAAATTTAGGAATAACTGAAAATTTTGGTACAGGGTTTAAAGATTTAAGGAGTTTTGAAGAAAGAGGAAATTCTCCAAATAATGCATTCAAGAAAAGAGAATATCCAAACGGAAAAGGAAAAGATGGTGATCAACATGGTGCTCAATTAGAAACAGCAACAGACAGTTCGCCATATCCTAGATCAAATTATGGTCCAGACGCAACACCCAATCCAGATGGTACACCCGATACAAATATTTTAGGCATAAATGATAAAAGTAGACTTGATACAACTTCTGTGGGTGTTAAAACAACAACAAGAGAAGATGGTGGTACAAAAGACATGGGTGTTCCTGTTGCAGATATCATTTTTGATAAATTCGAAACAGGAATAATAAATGAAAGTGGTGTAAATAAAGGAACAAATAAAGGACTTGCTACTGGTTATAATGGTGTTGATTCTTCATCAAAACCCTCAACTAAACAAAATTATAAACAATTCAAAGATGGTCCAACAAATGCAAATGGAACACCAGTGTATTCATCTGGAAGAGGATCAATTGGTCTAAATCAATTTTTCGCTGCAGTTTCTGTATCAGGAAACTCTGGATGTTATGATACAAATATGAATAATGTTTCAGCAGGAGCAAGTGCAATAAAAGAAAATATTAAAACTCTTACAGATAAGTATGTAACTCCTGTTAACAACACTCAACTACAAGAAGATATTAATAATCAGGGTGATATTGGCGTTTATGTTGCATCTTCTAATGGAGTTCCGGTA